GGTAGTAATAAATCTAACTTCATATATTAATAACTTATTTTTCGTGTTTTTGTAATAGTGCTATAAAATCGAATACGAACCATAGTTCTTGTTCATACCCAAAGTTTCCATTTCGTGATAACGTACTGCATCAATTGCGTGGTTGAAATTGTCTATTGGTTTGTTTAGTCGTTTACCTGTCTTGTCAGTATCCCAGCAATACGATCTTAACTCTTTAATCAAGTTCGTGCTTTGTGATGTTACTAAATAGTCTTCACGTTGCATTACATCAATCCCATAATTGATTGAGTCCTTTCCTTTGGTCACTCCTTTGATTGTGATTCCAGCTAATTGAATTGTTCTTATACTTTTTGGCTCGGCACTATCTGCATATACAGGTACGTTTTTAGGAAGTAGTTTTGCTATGTCGCTATTTAGTAAACCTGTTTGGTATGTTACTTCGTTAAGGATTCGTGTTTCGTTAAGTTTGTATACTTCGATTATAGAAGTAGGGTCATTCGTGTAACCAAAGTCCATCCCTATGCCTATTAATCTTGCTTCATCTGGTATTGTATCTATTCGTTTCCAATTACTAAATACAACACCTTCTAATTGACCCATTTCGCCATCTACATAAACACGAACCCAATTCTTCCAGTAGTTGCTTGTAGCGGCTTTCTTTATGTTCTTTTCTATTTGGCTTATAATACCCTCATCAAGTGCTTCGTTATCTTTGTATGTTAAAATTATTTTATCTGCATCTTCTTGACCCTCTAATTCTGTTTGCACCCAAAATTCTGCCGTTGGATTGTAGTCTAAAAATACTTCGTCTTTTGTCCGTATAGATAATTCATTGTAAGATTCAAACGATACACTATTGCACTCATTGATATATAAAATACTTCTACGACCACCACGAAGCTTACTTGCATCGTCTGCACTAAAAAACTCTATAAAGCTACCGTTTGAGAATTCGTATTTTAAAAGACTTTTGTTGTATCGTTCATCTACAAACCTATGAATTGCTTTCATAATTTTAATGAAATCGCGTAGGCAGCCGCGCCTTAAATGCGGTATTGATTCAGCTACTACGCTTATTTCTGTGTTTGGTGTTTTAGCAGCACGATCTATTAAGATAGGAAGTATGCCGTAAGTCTTTCCAGCAGATGTACCACCTTGAACTATCTTGATTCGTTTTTTTAACGCAAGTATTTTATTGATTGCCGTTGTCCTTTGAAACATCTGGGAATAATGGTTGCTCAATATTAGTTTGTTCTATCTGCTCTTTTAGTGCGTTTAAACGTGCTGTTATGCTTGGATTGTACTGCCCTACCATACCACCTTTGATTTGGTCATCACGTATTTCTTTGCGTATGCGTGTAGAGATAGTACAAAAATCTTCGTAAGCTTTATTTGTATTCTCTAAATAATGCTTTGCCGTGAAGTTATATTTATCGTGGCAGAAGATTTCAAACCCCTCTATTGTAAATGGTACTTCTAATGGTTCACCTACCATATCACCTGTTCTTTGGTTAAGATGATATTTGAATCTTGGGTTCGTTTTTGTGTAGCTTTTATACTCTTTAAATATTTCTTCTAATTGTTTTGGATCTTTAATTTTCTTTGGTCTCATATTAGTCTTCGTATGTTAAATAAACTTTTCTCATTTTCTCTATAATTTCACGAATGCAACTTGCACAACTTGTAGCGTTTTGCTTTACTTTAAATATTCTATTGTATATTTTTAGAAGTGCTTGTTGTTCTGTTGGCTTAATAGTATTTCTTTCTATGCTAAACCATTCGTGTAACCAATTGTATTCGTCTTCCTGTAGGCATTCTGGCTTTCGTGTTCTACTAAATAATTCGTTTAGCTTTTGCTTACGTTCTTCACAGCCACAATCTTCGCCAAGCACAAACTTTGCAACTGCTGCTACTCCTGTTTTTTCTAATACTGTTTCTACTATGTCGCCTACTCCTTTAGGTTCTTTCTTTTTAGTAGTTCGTTTTTTTCTCGCTTTCTTTTTTGGTTCGCTCATATCTTTTCGTAATCTTGGTTTATATAATCTTCATAGTCTTCTGCTATGTTTTCTTTTATTCTTTCTTTACAATACTTAATCGTATGAAATATTGTGCTTGTGCCTATTCGTGTTTGCTTACTTAACTCCCTCATTGATATTTTGTCGTTTCGATATATATTAAATATGCGTTGATCAAACCAATGCCAGGTGTTTACTTCGGCTTGTATTCTTGCTTCTAACATCATTTCTGCGTCTTGCTTTTCTATGTAGTCATATTCTACTCCTAAGTTTCTACATTCGTGTATATCTACTTTCTGATGTTTCTTTCTTTGTTTCATTAAGTCACAAAATATATTGCGTAGTGTAAAATGAATGTATGCACGGTTTACTGATCCGTCTTTTCGTAGAATCTTTGAAACGTCTGCATACTTATCTAAGCGTAAATACATTTCTTGAACTATATCTTCTGCGTAAAGTTCTTCGCCATAGCTTTGAACTATTCTTACATAGTCATCGTGAAACTTAGCAACTTTTTTAAGCCAATTCATTGGTTAGTATCTAAACAAATGTAGTGATTATTTTCTAATAGTGTATAGACGAACTTTTAAACAAATAGTTGTTAATAAGAAAAGCACCCATCACTGAGTGCTTACCTTATACAAATTAACCTAATCAAAAAACAAAGATACTAATTAAAATGGTAAATCGTTTTTATCTTCTTTTGGTTTGTGTCCATAACCAGCTTCTACTTCTGCTTGGTACGGTTCTGAAAACTTAACGCTAAAATACTTCTTGCCGTTTTTAGATTCGTTTAGCCACATAGCCAATTCTTTTTCTTTTCCATCGATCATAGCTTTGCCTTTGTAATCTGGTTGCGTTTCCGTCTTTTTGTAATCGTTTTTAAAGATTGCTCCTGTGTTGTCTTTCTGTTCCATTTATTTATTATTTATTTGTTTTTAATTCTTCTACTGCTTGTAGAAATTCTTTTCCCCTTCTTGTATTATCAAATATTCCTTCTTTTTTAAATTCTCTTTTAAATAAACTTATTAAAGCTTTTCTCTCTAATTTATCCAAGCACTCTAATTTTATTAATCTACTTGCACAAATAAAATAAAATCTTAATTCATTTATAAATTGACCAAACGAACCATCACAATAACCCTCTTGTTTTTTTAAAACTTCGTGACAATATTGCCATTTATAAATTGGCATACATTTCAAATAATTTACTGGTATTTCGCACTTTGATTGATAAAATCCCCCATCAAATATTCTACCTAATTGAATGTACGTTTTTATTGTATTCTGCTTTGTCCACTCCGTGTGTTTTCGATTTGCATTACTTAAAATATATGCACTCAACGTCTTTCGTTGTCGCCTTGCTTTTTCTTTTAAAAGCTTTTTTTCTTCTTGTGTTACTCTTATTGTAACTATGTCATTCTTTCGTGTTCTCATTCTATTAAAGTATTATAGTATTCTCTGCACTCTTCTATGCGCTTATAGATGGCCTGTATTACTTCTTCATCGTAGTTTACTTCAAACGTCTTGATTCGTTTTTCTGTAGGTATATGGTCAAAGTTGTGTTTGGCTTCTACTTCTTGGCGCAGTTCTTCGCTTTCATCAATTAAATGATTCTTCCAATGTTCTCGCCTTATTTCGTCTTCTACTATTTCGCTTGGTGTGTTTGTTAAGCAATACACAAGTAAGCTTTCAGTCTTGCCAGTTAAAGCCATATAACCTTGTAGTTGGTAGTAATAATCTTTGGTTGGTATTTCTTCTGCAAAGAATGGGAACGTAGTGCCATCGTAACTGCTTTTAATATCTAAAAGAATATCGTTCGTGTTTACGTCTGGTGTTCCTGTCAAGTAATCGTTGTTAAAGTGTTCTTCGTTCTTGTGCATAAAACCACAATCTAAAACTTGTTGTGCAAGTTCTATTGATTCGTTCTCAACGATATTGCCTTTGTCTGTGTAACGGCTTGAAAATTCTTTCTTGATTCCGTACATTTCTTCTATAGCCAACTCTTGTAAATACGTCTTGCAAGTCTTACTCAATACTTCAGACTTGCCTCTTGCGTTGGTCATTATTTTACCTAACGCACTACATCTTATTTTTAACATATTTTAAGTGCTTTAAGTTGTAAGTCAGTAAGTTCGTATTGGCTTTTAAGTTGGTCTTTAGTGTATGTACCCTCTTGTACTGCTTTTAATGCACTTTCAAATCTTGCTTTAGTTAAAGTTTTCTTCGTGTTTTTCTCCTTGCCGTGTGTATTCGTACTGTCGGCATCTTTGTTGTCATCTATTAAAAATAATCCAGAAAGTGCGTACTTCCGAGCATACGAGCCGCTGCTTCCAAACGACTGTGCTATGTCCATACCTTTACGATTTGGGTCAATACCAGCCTGTGCTTTTACTGCTTGAACTTTGTTTCCGTCAGTAATCATTGCCGTAGATTCAACGTACATATAACCAGCAGCTTCTTTTACCTCATCTGTTAAGTTCAATACCAAACCATTTAATAACGGCTTAACGGCTTCCATAATATCCTCACAACTGCGATACTTGTAATTACCAAACTTGTTAAATTGATTCTTTGGTGCTTTTAGTTCTTGCTGGATAGCACCTAACCTTTCGATCAATGTATTCTTCATAATGTATTTTTTAAATGTGTATACAAATATAACTAAATTATATTAGAATTGTCTATACTTATTAAACAATATTCCTTTTCTACTTTATTCGTGTTTTCAAAGTCGGTAGTTTTTGGCAGCCTATTATCTATGATCCATTTCGGTTTAAGTTTTCGCAAGTCAAAACAATAGATTCCTTTTGGTGTGTAGTTTACATACAATGGTATTTCTTCGTACAGGATATGCTTAACCATTAGATGTATGTATTTGCTTCTTTCAAGCATTAAGTCATTGTAGTGTGTCTTTCGGCATTTCAGTTCTATCCGTGTTTTTGTAGATTTGCTAAAACAATCGTGCTTTGAATATTGGTCTTTGCTCATTTTTAAGTCAAACCAATAGCGTTTAAGATATTCAAACAATTCACTTTCGGACATCTTTCTTTTTTTGTTTGTATAGTTCTATTATTTCTTTTAATTCTTCTCTGGTGTACTTTCTTATTTTGTGTGCTTCTTCGTGTAGCTTTATTAGTTCTACGCCACCTATTCGTTTTTGTATTCCTATTTGGTAATTAAGTAGGTTTCCGTGTTTGTGTTGGTTACAGGCAACACATTGACCGTGAACATTATTCTCATCAAAAGTTACGTTCTTGTGGCTTGTACTAAAGTAGTGTCCAGCATCAAACTTTGCACCTAATGGCTTATCGCAACTTACACAAGGTTTATGTTTATCACGCTCTCTAATGTATGCGTTAAAGTATGTTTGTGCTTTTTTAGTTAAGCTTTGCACCGTTTCTAATTCGTCTTTTAGTCGCTTCTTTTCTTTCTTCCAATTCTTTACTTTTGCCGATTCTACCCAAACACGA